CGAAGGATGCGTTCATGCGCGCCGGGGGCAAGCAAATCCCCTTCGGGCAGGAAGCGCCTCGTGGCGGCTTCACCCTTTCGACGAGCAGCTACGACGTGGGCTCCGCCTGGCGCTGGGCCTTCGATCTGACGCCGGATATCCTCGCCAACGCGGACCCGGGCGTCAACATTGACCAGGCTGCAACGGCCTTCATTATGAACGGCCTGCTCGTGCAGCGCGAAGTGAACTGGGCCTCGACCTACTTCACCAGCTCTTCGGGCTGGGGCACGACCGTCACCGGCGGCAGCGACTTCGCCCAGTGGAATGACGACGCGAATTCGGACCCGATCACAGACGTTTCCAACGCCCGGGCTACGATCCTCTCCAACACCGGCTACCTGCCGAACACCTTCGTTGTGAGCTTCTACGTCCACGAGGCGCTGAAGAAGCACCCGCTGGTCGTCGATCGGTTCAAGTACACCAGCTCCGACAGCATCAACGAAGCCATGTTGGCCCGCCTCTTTGAGGTGGATCGGTACGTGGTCGCGAAGGCAGTCCAGGCGACTTCCCAGGAAGGCGAGACGGTTACGACCGCGCTGATCCTGGGCAAGAACGCGCTGCTCTGCTACAGCGCTCCTTCGCCGAGCCTCTTGGCTCACTCTGCCGGCTACAACTTCGTGTGGTCGAAGCTCACCGGGCTCAATAACCTCGGCGTTGCCACCTACCGCTATCCGATGCCCTGGCTGGGCGTCACCGCGAACGGCGTTACCGAGCGGCTCGAAGGGCAGTACGCCTATGCCCTCGTGCAGACCGGCGCCGATCTCGGCTACTTCTTCTACGGGGCAACCGCGTAATGCTGATCAACCAGACTGTGCATGTCGGGCAAGACTTCGGGACGAGTGGCGGCATCGTCACTCGCACCCTGGAGACCGAGGGGCAGAAGTTCGCTCCAGGCACCCGGCTCTCGGCCGAGATGACTTCCAAGTGGCCCCTCCGCTCGCGTATCGCTTTGTCGAGCGCCGGCAAGGTCCGGTTCTTCTCCCCCGAGGCACAGGCCCCGGTCGTGGAGCAGAAGGCGGAGACGGAAACTCTCGATCCGAACCTCGGGCAGTTCGGCGGCATCACTCTGGAGCCCCTCCACACCGGGGGTATGGATTTCCCGGCCGGCGTGCGGCTCCCAGCCGACATGATCATGGGATGGCCGCTCAAGAACCGGTTCGCTCTCCAAGAGAGTGGCCGTGTGGCCTACTTCAAAGAGGATGCGCCGCGTACTCGCGCGGTCCTCACCAAATCCGAGGAAGCCGCTCTGAAGGCCCTCCTCGACTAATTAACAGGAGACCGCGGCCATGTCCCTACTTAAGTTTCCAGTCACCGGTTTCGTCACTCGCGTCAAGGGCAAGACCGCGGCCGGCATCGGCATGTTCGGCACCGTCTACGTGGGTTCCCCGACCGACAGCGACGCGCCGGTAACGGGTAACGCCTTTGGTCTCTTCAAGACTTCCGGCACGCCGTCGAATGGCACCTCCGGCACTTATGCCGGGCTCGCGCCCAAAGGCTCGATCCTGGTGGACGTGGCCGGCACCGGTAGCGTCTATACGTACATCAACACGAACACCCAGGCTTCGCCGACCTGGACCGCGCAACCGGTAACGAGCGGCGCTGCCTCCTACACGACCGGCACTTTCACCGGCGACGTTCTCGTTTCCAAGACGCAATCCAGCACGACCCCCGCGGTCGAGCGGCTCCTGGACAGCGAATTCACGATCAGCGGCGCAACGGTCGCGGTCACGGGGAACGGTAGTATGGCCGCCGTGCGTGGCAACATGATCATCGGCTCCAGCTCGACGCTCAACAGCGGGTATTTCTACGGCACTCAGGGCAAGATCACCGGCACCGGCGGCACCATCGCGATCGGATCGGACTACTACTGCGGTATCCTCGGGCAGCTCGACGTGGCCGGCATGACCCTCACTTCGGGACACATTGCGCCGGTCATCGCCTCTTGGCAGAACACCGGCGGCAGCACGCCGACTTCGGTCGGGAACCTGATCTACGCCGAGAGCAACTGTCCTGCGAATATCAACGCGGTCCTCCAGGCCATCGCCAACACCGCCTACATCTTCGATCTCGCCGTGGACAGTGGCAGCCCGAGCGCCCTTGCAACGACCAGCTCCAGTGTCACGAACGTCGGCACACATGGTTGGCTGAAGATCAAGGTGAGCGGCGTGGATCGGTACATCGCTCTTGGCGACGGCGTAACGTAATTCTGATGGGAGGCTCCCGTGCCGAAAACTGGCGGGAGCATTCCCTTCAATCCGGTGCACACGCAGCCTAAGCCGGCCGCGCAGCACGCGGCTCACGGGAGCACCCCTCCACACTTTCAGCCGGCGAAGCGCCCGCGCCAGAAGGGCGGTGGCCGTGGCCTTCATGCGGTGCGCCCGGGGAGGCCGAAGAGATGACCTGGAGCTATGATCCCACCGTCCTGATCAACTTCGATTTCAACACCGTCCGGTTCTTCCTCGGCGATACGGACAGCGCGTACCCGCAGCTCCAGAACGAGGAGATCACCTTCACCCTGGAAATCCGCGGCGACGTGTATAGCGCGGCCGCTATGTGCGCCCAGGCGCTCGCCGGCAAATATAGCCGGCTCGTCAACCAGTCGGCCGATGGCGTCAGCCAGTCCATGGCTCAGAAGGCGGCCCAGTACGCCACGCTCGCCCGGGAGTACGACGCCAAGGCGGCCATCTACCAGCTTCCCTATGCCGGCGCGCTCAGCATCGCGGACATGCGCGCGGTCCTTGCCAATCCGGATCGGGTGCCTGACCTTTTCCGCTTCGGGATGTTCGATGACCCGCCGAATGACGGCACGGACCCGCCGACCGCGGCGGGCTCGGGGCTCTTCAACACGTCGCTCGTTTCCTTCCCGTGAGGTGAGCCGTGAGTGGCCTCCTCGAAAGCGAGAGCGTCTACGACCTAGCCCAAATGATCGGGGATCAGGGGATGAGCGTCGTCATCCGGAACCTCACGACGGTAACGGGTCCTCAACCTTACCCTAATCCACCCTCGCTCTCCGCGGATTTCGCCGTCTCTGGGACCGCTGCGCTTCACGCAACGTCGATCACCTTTGCGGGCTCCCTTGTGAACGGCCGGCTCCTGGCCGGCGACGCCTTCAAACTCGGGACTGATCCAACCCTCTACACGATCGGGACGACCATTCAGTCGAGCGGGAACACCTTCACCGGCGTCTCGTTCGCGCCCGGGCTCGTGCACGCGGCGACGAACGGCGAGAGTGTGGCTCTCACCTTCTCCGCCGATACGACGGTGCCGGCGCTCGTGACTTCCTTCCCGTCCCGGCTGGTGAACGGCACGACGATCCAGGCCAGCGACAAGCAGGTTCGGTTCCTGGCCTCCAGCCTCAGCTACGGGCCGGTCGTCACCGACAAAATCTTCATGTTTGGGGAAGTATATTCGATCGTTAATCCACGCCCCATCCAAATTCAGGGCGTGATCTGGGCCTGGGCCTGCCATGTGAGGAAGTAATGGCCGAGGATTTCTCGCTCGATATCAGTAAGTGGACGCAGGACGCGGACAGCCAGACAAAGCTGTTCGTCGTTATGCTTTGCTCATTACTGATCCGATACATTCAGGCCCGCACTCCGGTCTTGACCGGGCGCTTGCGCGCGTCGATCGGGACGAACATTCCCTTGGCAGACTGGGAGCCGGGCAAGGACATCACGATCGGGACGAACGTCGAGTATGCCCGCCGGATTGAGTATGGTTTCGTGGGTGTCGATAGCCTCGGGCGTCGGTACGACCAGAAGGGCGTCGGGATGTTTGCCCAGGCGCTTGCGGTAGCCCCGCAGCTCGCCGATCTGGTGGCGAAACAGACCGAAGGGCGCGGATTTGAGAATTTCGAGGAGGTCGTGGAAGAGGTCATGGGCACGCTGCTTGAGGTTGGCGAACTGGGAGCCCTGCTATGACCACTACCTTGAACGTCTACGATGCGCTCAACGCCTACCTGAGCGCGAACATCGGCTCGATCCGTGGCGCTGTCGCGGCGCAGGTCGCCTACCTGGGCAAGACCTTCGTGCCCGAGGCCGAGACCCCGTATCTCTCGGTCCACATGCCGGTGCTCAACCAGCACATGATCACGACGGGCACGCAGGGCGTCAACCAGTGGGACGGTATGCTCCAAGTGAACTGCTACTGGCCGATCGGCACCGGGACCGAAGAGGTAACGGGTCAGCAAGACGACGTTAAAGCACTCTTCCCGAATGGCTTCTCGGTTGAGACGAGCGACAGCTTCTACCTTCGGTTCTTCGCGCCCAATGCGCGGCCGCTCCTCTTCGATGGGGCCTGGGTCTGTGGCCCGGTCCAAATGCGGTGGTTCCTCCACGACTTCGTTGTCTAACGAGGTGTTAACTTCTCCGGGGGTACTATGCCGAGGAATTCGGAGGTGTCCCTATGGCCTCGTATCGCGTCACTCGGAGTTTTTCGAGATTTTCAAGGGGCTACGCCACCGGCCAGGTGCTCACCGAGGCCGATCTGTCGTGCTGGCTGCCCGAGAGTGCTCGCGCCGCGGCCATCGCCGACTTGATCGCCCGCAACCAGCTTTTCCCGGTGCAAAGCGCGCCCGCGCCTGCCGCGCCAAGCGTCCTGGATCAGGCCGAGGCGGCACTTCATACTGCCGAAGCCGCCATTGAGGCGGCCAAGGCGCGATCTTCACAGGAGTAACGCCCGATGGCTACAGAAACCGCTCCCGTCTCAACTGGCCTGCTGAAACAGGTCCGCATTGCGAATGAGGTGACGTGGGGTGTTCCACCGACCGGCGATTACGCCGTCACCAACGCGACCGTCAATACGCCCGGCACCCTTGCGGCTCCCGGCGATACGCTGACCATGACTTCGGGGACCGGCACGAAGCCGACCTTCAAGGTCACGGCGACGCAAGTTGTATCCGCCACGGTCCCGGGCGGCAGCAGCGGGTCGGGCGGAACGCCTGGCACGCGAACTGTCACGGGAACCACGGGCGTCGGAACCTTATTCACGGCGTCTGTCACTGTGGGCGGCGGCGGCGGCATCACCGCGGTTCTCAGCATCCTCACCGGCGGCGAGTACACAACCAATCCGACAGCCATCGCGACTGAGCCGGTTACGGGTGCCTCGCTCATCGGTGCGGAGCTGGATGTCGTCATGGGCGTTCGCGATGTCGCGATCCTCACCGAGGGCATCCTTTCGGTCACGCCGAGCAACCCTGCCGCCATGACGGGCGGCGTCACGAGCGGCTCGAAGCTGGACTTGTTCTACAGCAACACCGCGGCCGCGCAAATCCTTCGGCGTGTGTCGTCGGACGTTGCGCTGAAGAAGGCGACGTACCGATCGAACGAAATACAGCCTGACCGGCAAATCCACGATTTCCGGCACGGCGTTCGGAGCGTCAGCGGCACTATCCGCGGCGAGCTGTCGCCTCTCACCTACAAGAGCGTGTTCAACCAGGTCCTCGCCGGCACATTCACCGCGGGGGTGGTTGACGCCGCCGACGCGGTTACGGTGGTCCCCGCTGTGCTCGGCAATCCTGGCGCCGCGGCCACTATCCAGAGCCTCGCGGGCTCGCCGGTCAACTTCCAGACGGCCGGCTTCCGCATCGGCGACGTGATCTCCTGCTCCGGCTTTACCGCGGGAGCTGCGGCGAATAACGCCCGCAATCTCCGCATCACCGGCATCACGACTACCGCGGCGACCAACGATACCCTTCAAGTCGGTCCTGCGCCGAACAATAGCGCGGGCTCGACCGTCGAGAACCAGCCGAATTTGACCGAGGTTCTTGTGGCCGCGGCTTATGGCTCGACCGGCTCCAGCGTCACGATCTCTGTCATCGGCAAGAAGCTCGTCACGCCGACGCCGGGCAACCTGGTCGATTACTCGTTCTCGATCGAGCACTGGTTCACCGATGTCCTCCAGTCGGAATTGTTCATCGGTTGCCGCGCGTCGCGCATGCAAATCCAGCTTCCGCCGACCGGCCTGGGCACGATCGACTTCGACGTGATGGGCAAGGACATGCTGCTCAATCAGGGCGGCCCTGGCGACCCGTATTTTGCGACCCCTTCCGCGATCACCACCTCCGGGATCACGGCGTCGGTCAACGGCATCATGCGCGTAAACGGCGTGGACTACGCGATCGTCACTGGCCTCAACTTCACGATCAATGCCAACTACACGACTGAAGCGGTGGTCGGGTCGAACACGACGCCGTATCTGTTCCCTGGTTGGCAGGACATCACCGGGCAGCTCACCGCTCTCTTCCCGGACGAGCAGCTCCAGACGGCCTTCCTGAATGAGCAGTTGATCGACATGCAAGTGCTGCTCACCTTGAACAACAACGTCAACACCGACTTCATCTCGTTCTACTGGCCGAGCATCAAGCTCACGTCCGCGACCAAGGATGACAAGCCGGGCGCGATCGTCGGGACCTACGGCTTTCAGGCTCTCCATAACGTCGCCGCGGACGGCAATGCATCCTCGACGACCGATGCGACCACGATGGTCGTGCAGGACAGCCTGGCGTAACAGCTAACCGGTCGCTTCGGCGACCGCGGGCGCCGCAAGGGCGTCCACAAGGCCCGGCGGGCGATACGGGGCGCTCGCCGGGCCGCTATTCCCCCACCCCGAGGAAATCTCCAACCATGTTCGATATCACCAATACAGCCTTGTCCAAAGCGGTCGATGACGGCACTTTCATGGCGTTCCTCGATCCCTCCACCGGCGAGCCCCACCGGGACGAAAAAGGCGTGCCGCAGGGTGTCGTCCTCCGGAGCCGGCTGAGCCGCCCGGGTCAGCAATTCCAGCGTCAGCAGGCCGACAAACGGCTTGAGATGGCGCGGCGCGGGCAAGAGACTAGCGTCGAGAGCCTGGAGGCCGAGACGACTGAGCTGCTCGTGGCCTGCACCGTGAGCTGGACCTTCTCCCATCTCGGCGGCGCGGAATTCCCCTGCAACGAAGCGAACGCCCGCAAGTTCTGGGCTGACGCTCGGTTTCGGTCGCACCGCGAGCGCGCGAACGGCTGGATCGGTAACGAGGCAAATTTTACGAAGCGCTGAGCCGAGAGGTAGTGGAGCA